TTAGGTTCGTTAGAGATAACAGGGGCTTTTATTGATGAGTGTAATCAGATAACTTATAAAGCGTGGCAAATAGTTAAATCACGTATTAGATACAAGATTAAAGAGCTTGGAATCACTCCAAAGATGTTGGGCACTTGTAACCCGTCTAAAAATTGGGTTTATTCTCAATTCTATATTAAGGATAAAGCGGGTACTATTGACAGCGAAAAGAAGTTTATACAAGCTTTACCAAAAGACAATCCGCATTTACCACAGTCTTATCTTCAATCGCTTTTATCACTTGATGAGAATAGTAAACAGCGTTTATATTACGGTAATTGGGAATACGATAACGATCCAGCAAAACTTATTGACTTTGAGAAAATACAAAACATATTTACCAATGACTTTATCGAGGGTGGCGAAAAGTATATTAGTGCGGATATAGCTCGTTATGGATCTGATAAGATGGTAATAATGGTATGGTCAGGATTTAAAGTAATAGAGATATTTACATTAGCCAAATCTAGTATTACTGAAACAGCACAAGCGATAAGAGATTTAGCATTTAAACATAATGTACCTTTAACTAATATAATTGCTGATGAAGACGGTGTCGGTGGCGGTGTAGTAGACATTATCGGATGTAAAGGATTTGTAAATAACTCCAAAGCATTACCTGTTGAGGGAACAATAGTGCAATATCAAAACCTAAAGACTCAATGTTATTTCAAGTTAGCCGAAATGATACAGGCAAGCCAAATCTATGTTAATTGCAAAGAGGGGGTTATAATTGACGAAATGACAAAAGAACTAGAACAAGTAAAGCGGGATAAAATAGATTCAGACGGCAAGCTGCAAATAATATCAAAAGAGAAAGTAAAAGAAATGATTGGTAGATCACCAGATTACTCAGATGCTCTAATGATGAGGATGTACTTTTGCTTTAGACAATCTTTTTTTACTTTTTAATCATTTTTTAACTAATTTTGTCCTATGGCGAATTATTTTAATACGATTGCATCAAACATAGCATCTAAGCTATTCGGACAAAACGCATTTAACCAAGCTTTCTTTCAATATTGGGGAGGTGGTTATACTTCATACGACACTAACAATCAAACATACTTAGACAAAGGATATAACATGAATCCTGATGTTTATGCGTGTATTAATCAAATGGCTACTAAAACGCAAAGCGTGCCATATTGCGTTAAAAAGATTGATGATAAAGAAGCGTACTCTAAGCTATCACAATTGAACATGGCCACTAAAGGATTGCCATCATTTATCCAAATGGCTAAAAAGGCAGTTTTAGAATCTAAAGCTTATTCAGATAAAGAATTAGCTTTCCCTTTAGAATCACCAAACAGTACGCAAACATGGTCGGAAGTATGGGCATTATATAAAACATATATGAAATTAATAGGTAACTGTTATTTCTATATACTAAGCCCGGAGGACGGTATGAATGCAGGTGTACCAATTCAGGTTTATGTTTTACCGGCTCATTTGATGCAGATAGTCTTAAAGGCTAATGCTAATATGTTATCTATTGAAAGCCCTGTTGATAATTACATTATGATTGATGGCAATCAGATGATAAAGTTTGAATCAAAGGATGTTATTCATATCAAATACCCAAATCCAAACTTTGACTTAAATGGGGCGCATTTATACGGTATGTCGCCATTAAGATCAGCTTTGCGAAACATCAACAGCCAAAACAGCGCAATTGATTTAAATATAAAGACACTTCAATCAGGTGGCGCATTTGGCTTCATACATGGGAAATCAACTCCTTTAACACCTGAGCAAGCAGCCAGTCTAAAAGAGCGTTTAGTTGAAATGGATGCAAGCCCGGAAAGACTTTCTAAAATAGCGGGTTCTAGTGCCGAAGTTGGATTCACTAGAATATCACTAACAACAGATGAATTAAAGCCTTTTGAGTATTTGGCATGGGATAGAAAAAGCATCTGCAATGTTTTAAATTGGCCTGATGAGTTGATTAACAACGATGGTAAAGCTAGTTTAGGATCAACAGATACTAACCAAGCCCGCAAACAAGCGATTACAGATAATATATTACCTGATTTAAAGTTATTAGAATCAGCTTTAAATAAATACTTTTTACCTCGTTTCAAAGGATATGAGAATAGTGTAATTGAATGGGATATTACAGAGCTTCCCGAAATGCAATCTGACATAAAAGACATGATGGATTGGTTAAGAGATGCGCCTATCACTCCAAATGAAATGCGTACAGCTTTAAAGTACGAAACATTAAACGAGGACGGGATGGATGTTGTTTGGATGGCTACTAATAAGCAGAGGATTGATGATGTAAGTGCTGGTGTAATAGATAACGCAAATCAATAATGATTGATTGGGTAAAGTTACAGCCGTTATATGAGCGTAAAGCTTACAGGATAGTGCAAAAGCACATTAAGCATATCCTAAGTAAAATACCTGTTAGCAATGCAACTCCTAATACGTGGGAAATGCTTATACATGGCAATATCCATGAAGAGCAAATAAAAGCTATGTTCATTGAAATATACTCTGTTATAGGATTGAACTACGGTAATAGAGTAAATAAAGAGCTTGAAAAATTAACAAAAGCAAATGTTTTATTTAACGAATATTTGTTAAACGAAATTTTAGTATTTTTACAAAGTGGTGGAACTACTAAAATAGTAAGCGTTCAACAAACATTAATACAAGATGTTATTGATGCTATTAAAGCGCAATTAGGAGTTAATGCAACGGTTATAGATATTCAAAGAGCTATTTATAATATTGTTTCAAAATCGCAAACGTTCTATAAATATCAATCGTTAAGGATTGCAAGAACTGAAACAACAGCAGCAAGCGGATTAGCAGCAATGAAAACAGCTCAACAATCTGATTTAGTCTTAGACAAAACTTGGATTAGTGCGTTAGATGACAGAACTAGAAACGATCACAGATTGATAAATGGTAATACTGTTGATTTAGATGCTAATTTCATAATGGCAAGCGGGGTTGAAATGAGTTATCCTGGTGAAATAGGAAAGCCAGCAAATGAAGTTATAAATTGCAGATGTACTATTTCATTTAAAGGGAAAAGAGATATTAACGGAATGTTAATGACAAAAAAATAAAATACAATGAACGGACTTTTAGAGTTTAAAAACATACAAGGCGGGATTAAAGATATTGATTCTAAAAATAGAATAGTTACAGGCTATTTATCTGAATTCGGCTCTAAGGACTTCGATAGCGACATTATAGAAAAAGGCGCATTCTCGAAGTCTATTGCCGAAAGGAAAAACGATATTTACTTTTTGAATCAACACGATTGGAAGCAGCCACATGGTAAGTTTAACGTATTGATGGAAGATCAAAAAGGGCTTTATTTTGAATCAAATGCTTTGCCTAATACTTCATACTCAAATGACTTAATCGAGCTTTATTCTATGGGCATTGTAAAAGAACATTCAATCGGTTTTCAAACAGTTAAGTCAGATTGGAATAAGGACGGTGTAGTTAGAATAATCAAAGAGGTTAAACTTTACGAGGGTTCTAATGTAACTTTGGGAGCTAATCCTAATACTCCGTTTACAGGGTTTAAAAGCAGAACAATTACGGAAATCAACGATCAAGTTAGTTTGATTATGAAAGCTTGCCGAAATGGTAACTTTACAGACGATACTTTTATGCAGTTAGAATTTGCATTAAAACAATTACAATTAGAATCTTACGAATTAGGGAAAAAAGCACTCGAAGAGCCGATGTTAATCACTCAAACAAATGAGCCGCTAGTATTAGATAAAGAGTTATTAAAAGTATTAACATCATTTAAATTTTAAAAATGGAATCTACAGAAATTAAAGACGCATTAGCGCAAATCAAAGCATCTGTTGAAGCAAAATCAACAGAGCAAACAGTAGAAGTAAAAAATCTTATTTCTGCAATGGAAGAGAAAATGAGAGCCGAAAACTCCGCAACAATTGAAGAGTTGAAATCTTCATTGGCTGCTATTCAAGAACATGCTGACAAATTGGACGTAAAACTTCAAGAAAAGGGCGCTAATACGGCAGCAAATGGTTACTTTAACAATGTAACTAAATCGATTGAAGACAACTTCGGAGAGATTAAACAAGTAAGAGGCGGTAAATCTGTGCAGGTAAAAACTGTTGGGGACATGACTCTAGGCGTTAACTTAACAGGGGCGCAGCCGAAAGACTACAACATGGACGTTGTAATGATTCCGGGGCAAATGGTTAACGTTTCTGATTTAACAGGAAGTGTTAATATTTCAGGTGGCGTTTATACCTATGTTAGAGAAGGCGTTGGCGAGGGTTCAATCGCAACTCAAGTGGAAGGATCTTCTAAGGCTCAAAGAGATTACGACTTTACAGCAGTTGATTTAGCTACTGACTTTATCGCTGGTTTCGCTAGGTATTCTAAAAAAATGGCTAACAACTTGCCTTACTTGACATCGTTTATACCTAAAGCATTAAGAAGAGATTACTTCATTGCTGAGAATAGCGCATTTTACAATGTTTTGGCTGCTGCTGCAACTGCATCAACGCAAATTATTACAGGTCAAAACAAGATTGAAATGTTGATTGGAGACATTGCAACTCAGGAAGGTTTGAATTTTACAGTTAATGCAATTGTAATGCGCCCTGCTGATTATTGGAATATTCTTATCACAGAAAAATCA